GAGATGGAGCAAAGCAGCAGGACTTACCGCTTTTGTTAGCTACTGAGTTTCCTATGGATTGGAGCTTAACCAAACACAGGTATGTTTATATGCACCACGTTCACCATAAAATGTCTAAAGACTATCAGGGAGTAACCGTTGAATCATTGCGCTCACCATCAGGAACTGATAGCTGGCATCATAGAAATGCTTATCAGCACGCTCCGAAAGCTATAGAAGGATTCCTGCATCATAAAAAACACGGACAAATCGCACGTTTATCCCACATATTTAGTGTTTTGTTTGTAGTATCTTTATTCATATGATTGGAATATATAAAATAACAAGTCCAAATAATCGTGTGTATATTGGTCAAAGTGTTGATATAGATAAAAGGTTTTATAGATATTCTATTTTATCAGTAAATATTAAGGGTCAGACTAAATTGTATCGCAGCTTTTTAAAATATGGTGTTTTAAATCATAAGTTTGAAATATTAAAAGAATGCAATGAAAGTGAATTAAATGGATTAGAAAGATATTACCAAGAACATTTTAATTCAGTTGACGATGGTTTGAATTGTGTTTATACCAAAACAAGTGACAAAAGTGGAAGAGCATCTAAAGAAACTTTAATTAAGATGTCATTAGCACAAAAAGGAAATAAAAATTGGCTTGGTAAAAATCACACACAAAAAGCAAAAGATAAAATTTCTAATGCACATAAAGGAAGAAAGCATAGTGCTGAAGTAAATTTATCAAAAGGAAGAAAAGGTAGGGAATCAAATAGAAAAGGTTTGTTCAGTAATTTACACCCAAGAAGTAAAAAAGTTCTTCAGTTGGATAAAGAAAATAATATTGTAAAAGAATGGATTTGTATTATGGATATTGTTAGAGAGTTGAATTATTCAGCAGGTAATATATCCAGTTGTTGCAATGGTAAATTAAAAACTTACAAAAATTATCTATGGAAATTTAAATAATTAGCCACATCTTTTAATATATTTGCATCACCTGCCATTATTCATAGCGTAAGAGCCTCCTTAATTGGGGGCTTTTTTGTTTAATATAGTATACACAAACGGCAAAATTCCGACTAAATGCATATTATATTGCACACAAAACCCACTTTAAAGTGTGATAATTTATACCCGATATGTAATAATTTGTCATAAAAAGGACAAAATCACAATATATTGTACCTTATAGGGTACGTTATGTATAGAAAATCGCAAAATCTATACACGTTAGGTAGCTTATGTATAAAAAAAGTTTGCGCCTGAAACCCTTGTAAAATAAGGAAATCTAAAAAAATGTTAAAAAAAGTTGTTGATAATTGAAACCTTATATATATATTTGCATATAACATTTAAAAACAACGCTATGACAAAAGAAGAAATTTTAGAATTAATCTTCAACGAAGAGAGAGAGCTTTACGAAGATTACCTGTATGCTCAACAGGCGTATGGATACGATGACGAAACCACTAAAAGACTTGGTTCAGAGTGGGCAGCTATTAGTACATTAAAAGATAAAATTGAAGAAGATGAAAACAATTAAAAAGTATTCGTTTTTGTTTAAGGACTTGAACACGGACGAAAAGCAAATCTTAGGAAGCGGAGTAGTATTTATCTTAGGTACTATGTTCTTTATTTACTTACTTGGGACGGCTACACCTCACCGCCAAGATGCAAAAACACGAAACTACCAAACTTATTTTAAACCTAAGTACGAACTACCCAAGTCTTACGCTAAGTATTCGAACCACGTTTATAACTCTAAATTCAAATAAGATGATTGTTACAGAACTAAAAGACTTTGAGGTATACCGAGATACCAGTAAGAATTTTGTCTACTTATTCGTTACCTTATGGGACGAAGGAGACACGGACACAAATGCCGAAATCTTAGCCGAATACGAAATAGAAATTTACGACTCTTATTCTAATTACAAAATCACTAAAAAGAACTACAATGAAATACTTACGATCAAACAAACAAAAGACTGCGATGACTACCTTGAAAAAATCTACGAAGCAAACACCTTCGAAGACGCCTATGTTGAAGAGTACAACGACTCAGGGACTTGGTGGTTCATTTAACCGCTACCAAGTGAATCGTTTTTGGACATCATTCAACCACGACCTTTACAACCGAATTTGTGAAATTAAAATGCAAGAGATATGAGATACAAACTAACATACCAAGTAGGGCAAAAGGTAGTTCAGGAATGGATACTTACATCACAATCATTAGCTTATTGGAAAAAGCAGGATTTGCTAAAAACAGGACAATACCAGTTAGGAAAATTTAAAGTAACTCCAATAGATTCGTTATGACCAAAGTAGAACTCATACAAGAGATTATAGAAAAGAACAAGTTATGGTCAAAGAATCGCAGCAGAGAGTATATCTACAAGCGTTACTACCTTTACAATGAACTCCGTGTTATCGGATTCTCATTAGACGAGATAGGTAAAATGTTCGGTGGTAAGCATCACGCTACAATCATTCATGGACTACGGCAACACGAAGACTTACATCGTTTTGGATACGAAGACTACAAGATAGCTACTAAGCAAATAGATGACGTCTTACACGGTGCAACGCTTCCTTACTACGATGATTCACCTGACTTGATAAAAGACGTTCTAAAGGCAAAGACTTATAGCCAGTTCAAGAAAATTCAGCGACACATAAAATTGGGTAAATACGAAAAAAATTTATAGCTGATGCAACTTTTTTGATAGTTATACGTTATCTTTGTGTACGGTTCGCTCTCACACCATAGAACCTTAAGGTATTATTGACCCTTGTAATGAAGTAGAAGTGAGAGCCTATGGATTTACGAGGGTTTTTTTTACTTAATATTTTTGCAATGGCAAAAGACAAAAAATCATTTATCCTCTATAGTGATGCAATTCACACCGTAGAGAAACTATCCGACACGGATGCAGGGCAATTGCTCAAGCACCTGTTGAGATATGTCAACGACCAAAATCCTACTACTGAAAATCCACTGGTAGAGATTGCGTTTGAACCAATTAAGCAGCAGCTTAAACGAGACCTTGTAAAGTTCGAAGATGTCAAAGTAAAGCGAAGCGAAGCAGGTAAAGCAGGTGCTACCAAGAGATGGCAAGAGATAGCAAATGCTAACAAAGGCATACAAACGATAGCAAACATAGCTGTAAATGATAATGATAATGTTAATGTTATATCTAAAGATATATATAGGAGCTTCGCTCACCTGTCTATTTCAAATTCTGACGTTGAGAAGCTGTTGGATAAATATTCCATAAATGAAATTGATGATGTATTAGACTCCATAGAAAATTTCAAAGGCAACAAGAAATATACTTCATTATATTTGACGGCTAATAAATGGCTCTCTAAAAACAAGAAATCTACCGAAGTTGAAGAGCCTAAAGAATTATTATTAGCACGAAAATTAGGACTATGCTAACGAAACAAGGAGACGCACTACAATATCTACTCGATGTGCGAGATGGTAAAATCAAACAAGGACTCGGTCTTGACTGCTTTTTGGATGAGCATTTAAGATTCAAGCCTAAACAACTAAACATCATTTTAGGACACGACAATGTCGGAAAGACGTATTGGATAAACTGGTACTTTTTAACGCTTGCACTAAAACACGGACTAACGTTCTGCATTTGGTCAGGAGAGAATCAGAAAGGTCAAATCCTTAGAGACATGATTCAGATGTATAGAGGCAAGCACTTTAGTAAACTTAGTCATTCACAAATCAGCGGAGACCTTGCGTACTTGGAGCAGTTCTTTACTTTTGTAGACAACTCCAAATTATACAAACCCGATGAGATACTTGAGCTATTTAAGAAGAGCGGTGCAAATGTAGGATTGATAGACCCATTTACAGGTTTAGACCGTGAGATGAGCTTTGCAGGAAACTACGAATTTATGAACCGAGCAAGGCAGTTTGTCAACCAAACGGGAATGACCATCTACATAAACACGCACCCTAACTCCGAATCAGGTAGAACAGGTAACCTATACCAAGACGGAGAATGGAAAGGACATTTGAAGCCTCCACTTAAAGACCACATTGAAGGCGGTAAGGCGTTTCTAAATCGCTGCGATGATATGTTTGTAATTCACCGCTTAATCAAGCACGAAACAATGAAGCTGATAACTTGGGTAGGAGTAGAAAAGGTTAAAGACACGGAGACAGGAGGCAAGCACACGGCACTAAATGAGCCAGTCTACTGCAACTTTAATTCAGGTATCGGATTCCAAATAAACGGAGTAGACCCTTTAGCGCCATTCCGACCAAGTGAGAAGCAGATGGTAATACCAAAAAACGGACAAATAGAAAGCACATCGGATAAACTCCGTAGATTAGCAAACCAAAACCCTTTTTAAAATGGAAAGTGAATTGCAAAAATGGCAAGAGCAAGTATTATATTTAACACGATTTAAAAACAATAAAATAACAAAAGCTATGAAAACAGTAAACAACGTAAGTGGAGGTAGAACCTCTGCATATTTAGCAGCTCATTATCCTGCTGATTTTAATTTATTTGCTCTCGTAAGAACAAACGACAAGGATTGTATGTATCCTGATGCAAAACTACGTCAAATAGTTAGCGACAAAATTGGAGTTGAATTTATTGGTACTCTCGAAGATGATAAAATCATTCATACTATTTTAGATTTAGAACAGTATTTAGGTCAAGAGATTGAATGGATAACAAGTGAATATGCTTTTGAGGATATTATTGTAAAGAAAAAAGCAGTTCCAAATGTTAGTCAGCGATTTTGCACAAGTATGCTTAAAATAGTGCCGATGCAACAATGGTGGTATAAAAATTTTGATGAGCCAATTGAAGTTCGATTGGGTTTTAGGGCTAATGAACAAGGCAGAAAAAAAAATACACTTGCCTCTTTAAATGAACGAGGATTTGTACCAGCAAAAGTTGTTGTAGGAAAACACGAAAATGGAAATAATAAATGGAAGGAATTTGATTGGCAAAAACCAGCATTTCCTCTTATAGACAATGGAATTTTTAAAGATGATGTAGAAAATTATTGGAAAGATAAGCCCGTTAGATTTGCGCCTATTAATAATTGTGTTGGATGTTTTCACCAAGAACCAATTTTATTGAGAAAAAGATTTGATTGGCATCCTAACAAAATGGAATGGTTTATTAAGCAAGAGCAAGCCGCTGAAAATTTGGTTAAAAAAATAAATGGACAACGCTCTCAATACACAAAATGGAAAAGTCAGTTTTTGTATGAGCAAATAAAAAACCATAAGTTACAACTTGACATTTTTGAAAGCGATTTCAATGAGTGCGATTCAGGATATTGTGGACTATAAAAAAACGAAAAATGGATTTATCACTAAAAATACTATGGGCAAAGACAACCGTATGGACGGTTAAAGAACGAATTAAGAACGTAAGAGAAAGACTTGAGAAAGACAAGCCTGAAGCACAAGACTACATCAACGGAGGCAAAGAAAGTGAGGCTAATTTACTTGAGACGATTCAGGTGATAACTCTACTTGAAGACGAAATAACGAATCTAAACCGAGAGCTTAACCAACTGGCAAGAAGAAACGCTCAACTTCGCGTAGCCTACCAAGAACTACAAGACGAAATCAAATACAAAAACGTAGAACTATGACTAAACTGCAAAAGCTGATAAAACAACAAGGTGTTAAACCACTAACAAAAGACGAACACAAAGCATTAAGATTAAACGCATATAAACCTAAAAAATAAACTATGAGAAAAGAGAAAAAATTAGTAGCATTAACCGCCTTTCTTCCTGTGTTGGCAGACTTTATCGAAGACCTTAACGACCAGTACGTCTTTAAACAAGGACTCAAGCGCAAAGCAAATATGCTTGCAGAAGAAATCCAACGAGTAGACCGAGACATCCTACGAATAGACGGAGAGAACGCAGGTAAGATATTTGACGAGCAGATTCAGTTGCAGATATTGTTTCGCCAATGGATTGAGGAAGTAATTGAATTAAACTAAAAAAACACGCTATGAAGATTTTAAACTTATATGCTTGTTTAGGTGGTAACCGATACAAGTGGGATGATGTCGCTAAAGAAGCAGGCATAGAGATAGAAGTTACTGCGGTAGAGTTAGACACTGAAGCTGCACGACTTTATCAAGAAAGATTCCATAATGACATCGTAATTGTTGCAGATGCACACCAATATTTGTTAGAGCATTATCAAGAGTTCGATTTCATATGGAGTTCGCCTCCTTGTCCAAGCCATTCAAAAGTGCGATTTACTCAAAAGAGTAGGGAATCGTTTGTGCCTCTTTATCCTGATTTAAAACTTTATGAAGAGATATTGTTTTTAGATAATTTTTATAAAGGTAAGTATGTTGTTGAAAATGTAATACCGTACTATGAGCCATTAATACAAGGTCAAAAAAGAGGACGTCACTTATATTGGACAAACTTTATTTTACCGAATGATATTGGAGAAAGAAAAGTATTGATAGGCAGAGGAACTAACGAAGTAAATAAGCTATGTGAATTTCATGATTACGATTTTAGACAATATAAAGGCGAACAAAGAATTGATAAAATGGCTCGCAACTTAGTTGACTACGAAGCTGGTAAAACAATTCTTGAAACCGCTTTAAACATATTTAAGAAATCAAACATTAATCAAATTTCTATATTCGATGAGATGCAAGAACTGCAAAGAGAAGTTTGAACCTATCCGCTTCAATCATAAATACTGCCTAAAAGACGAATGTGTCCGTGCTTTTGTAGCCGAAGCCAAAGAGAAACAATGGAAGCAGACCAAAATACGAATGAAAGATAACCTAAAGACAACATCAGACTGGTTAAAAGAAGCACAGGTAATATTCAATAAGTACATAAGAGAGCGTGACAAAGGATTGAACTGCATAAGCTGTGACAAACAACCTCTCAAAAAAAACTGCGGACACTACTACTCTCAAGGTGGTCACTCAAATGTCAGGTTTGACGAGGATAACTGCCACTTACAATGCGAGCATTGCAACACTTATTTAAGCGGAAACCTACTGAACTACCAAATAGGTATAGAAAAACGAATAGGAGTAGAAAGATTGATTGAATTGCAAAGTAGAGCGCATTTATTAAAGCGATGGTCAGTTGACGAACTAAAAGAATTGATAAAAAAATATAAAAAAAAGTACAACGAATTGAAATAATATATATCTTCGTATAAATAATTAAACGCTATGAAAAATTTATTTAAAAGTTTGGCAGCATTTCAGCAGGAAGTGCCAGTAATCCACAAAGCCACACAAGGCTATGGGTATTCTTACGCAGATTTACCCAAGATTTTTGAGGTAATCAATCCCATCCTAAAGAAACACGGACTTGGATTCACTCAACAACTAACCAACAATGAGGGTCAAAACTGCCTCAAGACGGTTATCTTCCACGAAAGCGGTGAGTTTATGGAGTCGGTTTGTATGATTCCTTACGTTCAACTCAAGGGTATGAATGACTATCAAGGATTTGGTTCAGGTGTAACGTACTACCGCCGCTATGCTTTAAGCTCTGCACTTGGGTTAGTAACTGACAAAGACACGGACGCATCAGGTGAGCAAGTAAAGAAAGACGACTCAAAGACGGATAAGAAACGAACTTTAGATGCTAAAAGATTTGAAGAAGCAGTAAAAGCCATTTCTAAAGGTCAATTTACACGAGAACAACTCGAAGCATCGTTTGCATTAACTGAAGGTCAAACCGATATGCTCAACGCACTATGAAAGCTCTCAAGATTCGATGTTCTGCCATAGGGAAAATAATGGCGACACCACGCTCTAAAAGCGAACTACTAAGCCAAACGGCAAAGACTTACATCCACGAACTTGTGTTAGAAGAAAAATACGGCATCCGCAAGGACTTTTCAAGCCGTTACACGGACAAAGGCAACGCAGTTGAGGATTTATCTATCTCACTTGTAAACGATGTCTTAGACGTAAAATTTATTTACAAGAACGAAGAGTATTTCGAGAACGATTGGGTTAAGGGAACACCTGACGTAAACACGGAAGATATATTGCTTGACGTTAAATCAAGTTGGGATGCTACTACGTTTCCGTTTTTTGATACCGAGATACCTAACAAAGACTACTTTTATCAGCTACAGGGTTATATGTGGCTAACTGGTAAACAACAATCAATGCTTTGCTACTGCCTTGTAGATACACCTATCGAAATGGTAGAGGACGAAATCCGCAGAGCGCATTGGAAGTTACACAAGATTGATGAGGACTACGACTTACGTGAGGAGATTCTGCGCAAACACGAATTTAGTCAAATCCCAAAGAACCGCAGAGTAAAAGTATTCTACGTACAAAAAGACGAAGCAGTCATCGAACAAATCAAAGAGAAGATAGAGCTTTGCCGTGAGTATTATAACGCCTTAATTCAATTCCTATGAATCAGAAAGTAGAAGACCCGATTGTCTTAAAAGTAATGAGCAAGTTTTATGACCGCTCACAACGAGGAATAGAGAAGTATGGCACTATGTTAACACGAACTGATTTAAGTGCGTTAGAATGGCTTAATCACGCTCAGGAAGAGGCTATGGACTTCTGTTTGTACCTTGAACGACTAAAAGACGAAGTAAAAACCTTTAAACAACAAGAACAATGAAAGAATTAAGACAAGATTTCCTGATTTATGGAAAAGAGTACGACCTATTTAGAGATGGTCAGTATATCGGTTCTGCGGTATGGACTGATGATGATAACATCGGAGAAGCATTTATTCAAGTACAACCGAACGGAGACAACTTAGTATTTAAAGCAGATGAATGGACATTTAAACAACAAAAATGAAAATAGAAATAACCCACTACGGACACAAAGCCAGCTATGAATTTGAAAACGATGATGTAAGCCGTGATGAATTGCTTTATTCTATTGAGCAGTTGATTAGATTAATAGGCTACGATTTTAAA